GGCGCGTGCATGTCGAGCGCCCCGAGCACGAGGTGTTCGCCGACGAGAGCGTGCGCAGCTTCATCGGCAAGCCCGTGGTCGATGACCATCCGGCGGAGGGCGTCGGGCCGGACAACTGGTCTGATCTCTCCATCGGCTACGTGTCGAATCCGCGCCGCGGCGAGGCGCCGAACAACGATCTGCTGCTCGCCGATCTGATCTTCACCACGCGCCGCGGCATCGACGCGGTGCGCAAGCGAGGCAAGCGGGCCATCAGCGTCGGCTACAACGCCGCGTACGATCAGACCGCGCCCGGGCTCGGGATCCAGAAGAACATCTTCTGCAACCACGTTGCCTTGGTGGACGAGGGCCGGTGCGGCCGGCGCTGCACCATTCTCGATGGTGCGCCGGTCTACGACTACGAGGGCGCCATCGCGGCCTTCGCCGATGTCGGAGAATTCGTCGAGTCAGAGCACCCGCGCGACGACGACGGGAAGTTTTCCGAGACGGCTGGCGGCGGAGCGGCGGTGCAGGTCGCCTCGATGAAGAAGGTTGGCGGCCAGCTTGGGAGCAATCCCGGCGGCCGCTACGAGGACAGCACCGGCGCGCAGTTCTACGTCAAGCAGTCGAAATCCGAGAGCCACGCGAAGAATGAAATCCTCGCCTCGCGGCTCTACAGCGCGGCGGGCTCGCCGGTGCTGCACGTCCACCCGGCCGACCTCGGCGGCGGCAAGCTCGGCACCGCGACGCGCTGGAAGGGCGTGACGCCGATCGACCGCAAGAAGCCGGACGACCGGCGCGCCGCGCAGCAGCATTTCGCGACGCATGCGTGGCTGTCGAACTGGGATGCGGTCGGCCTCGAATACGACAACCAGGGCCGCATCGGCGGCGAGATGCACACGCTCGATGTCGGCGGCTCGCTGCTCTACCGCGCGCAGGGCGGACCGAAGGGCGAGGCGTTCGGCAACAAGGTCGGCGAGTGGGACACGCTGCGCCATCCGTCGAATCACCAGGCGCACACCGTGTTCGGCGAGATGACGCCGGAGCAACTGCAGGGCTCGGCCTCGCGGGTGGCGAAGGTATCCGACGCGACGATCCGCAAGCTGGTCGACGAGCACGGGCCCGGGACGGCGGAGCAGAAGACGGCGCTGGCCGAGAAGCTGATCGCGCGCAAGCAGGACGTCATCAAACGCGGCGGCGCGGCAGCATCGACGCATGACGCCGACTGGTTCGCCGACATCGACTACCCGGCGGATGAGGACATCGACTACCGCGACGCATGGGTCGAGAGCGAGCACCCGCGCGGCCAGCCGGGCAACGCCGGGCAGTTCGCCTCGGGCGCTGGTGGCGGCACATCGATCAGCAGCGGCCTGCCGTCGGGCGGGTTTTCAACCGGCGGCCATCATGGCTGGAAAACCTCGCTGCCGGAGCCGCCGACCTACGTCAAATCCTTCGGCGAGAAGATCAAGGCCGCGGTCGCGTCGCATCTCGGCGAGCCGCACGAGCTCGTGCCGAAGATCAAGGAGATCGCCTCGGGCGCGGCGCATAACCCGAACAACATCTCCTATGCCAACAAGGTGCTGAAGCACCTGGCCGCCGCGAGCCTTATGCACCCGGGCGCCGTGGGCTCGCTGTCGGCGAAGAAGCCGGCCAAGGCGCCAACGCCCGCCGCCACGCCGACACCGGCGCCAGCGCCCGCCACAGCCCCGGCAACCGGCGAAGGACTGCCGCAGCCGACGAACCCGGAGAACGGCTACCAGCAGAACATGCTCAAGGTGGCGTCGGGCAACTCGCCGCCGCTGGTGAAAGCCGAGGCGCTGGCGAATTACATCGCGCACCTCAAATCGGGCGGCGAGATCAGCAGCGCCTCCGAGGCATACGGCAACTCGCTGGTGGCGGCGCTGGGCGCGCAGCACGGCGCCGAGGCGAAGCCGATCGAGGTCAAGGGTCCGGACCCGCATCCGCAGTCGAAGCCGCAGCAGAACATCTACAAGCTCGCGACCGACCCGGCGACGACACCGGCCCAGAAGATCGCCGCCATCAAGGCGAACGAGACGGTCCAGAGCTTCCCCGAGGGCTTCACCGCCAAGTTCGCCAACCAGTGGATCAGCGAGATCGCCGAGGCGCACGGCATCCCGCAGGAGACGCCGGGGCAGCCGGCCACCAAGCCGACCGAGCCGGCGCCGACACCGAAACCAGCCCCCAAGCCGGCAGCGACGAAGATCGCCAATGTCCACCAAGAAGCGGCGATGCCCGCCACCAACATCGTCAAGGCGCAGCAGACCACGCGCGTCAAGCACGCCATCGTCGTCGAGAACCGCGCCAAGCAACCGAACGGCTCCAGCACCGCCGAGGCCTTGAAGATCGCGCCATCGCTGACGCAGGAGTTCTGGAGCCATTCCTCGGTGACACCGGAGACCAAGCAGGCGTTTCACGACTATGCCGGCAGCGGCTACCAGTCGATGAACGGTTCGCTGCGCGAGACCGGGACCGTGGGCACGCCGCCGCACATTCAGAAGAAGCTCGACCTGATGGACGAGCAGTTCCTGCGCGATGCGTCGGTGACCACCGAGGACGTGATTGTTCGCCGCGGTGAGCAGGTCTCCGCCGCCGTCATCGCCAAGTTGCGTGCGCAACTCGCCAAGGGGCCGCCGCCGTGCCTGCTGCCGCGCCAGGGCTACACCTCGGCCAGCATGGCAAATCGGCCGGCAGCGATCGGGGCCAACAAGAACACCTGGATCCACTTCACCGTTCCGAAAGGAACGAGGATGCTCGGCATCGCCGGTCTCGCCGGGCACGCTGAGAACGAAGTGATGCTGGATCATGGCCAGCAGACCGAGATTTACGAAATCTGGGAGGCCGGCGGCAAAACCCACATCAAGGCGATGGTGCGATGAGCGAAAGCAGCAAGACCGATCCTGCTGCCGAGCAGGAGGACACGCGGGAGCCCAACAGGTGGGACTGTCCCGGCATCTATTGCATCGGCGACGAGGTGATCTGGGACGGTGAGGCCGAATACCTCGGCACCGAGCCGTTCACCTTTTACCCGGAGCCCGAGGATCTCAAGGACATCGATTATCCGGAGACGACGGAGGACGCCGCCCGCACGCGGCGCAAGCCGAGGTGACGTGCGGTTGCCAACTCTGCAGGGATAGGAGGTTCACCATGAGCAAGCGTACGCTGCGCGACTACATCTACCAGGGGTTCTTCGCGCGGGATAAGGCATCGGTCGCCGCGATCGCCGACGCCGCCGAGGAAGACCCGCCCGCCGACGAGCCCGACGGCGACGAGGGCAAGCACGCCAGCAACGTGCATGTGCATATCGAGCACAAGAGCGGCGAGAACGGCACCGGCGACGCCGATGGCGACAAGGACGAGGAGCGGTTCAAGAAGATCGAGGATACCGTCAAGGCGCTCGATGCCAAGATCACCAAGGTGCTCGATGCGGTGATGAAGGCCCGCACCGGGGACGCCGAGGGCGACGACGACGACAAGGGCGACGACAAGGGCGACGACGACGACAAGAAGGGCGACGAGACCACCGACGCCGAAGGCGAGACGGGCGCGCAGACAGCGAGCGCACCGCCCAGCGCCGAGCCCGACCTGATGGAAGCCGACCCGGCGCTGAAAACCGGCAAATCGCAGATGGGCGATGCGGCGTTCGGCGCGCGCGTCAACCAGGCGATGCTGGCGCTGGTGCGTGACACCAAGGCCCGCGCCGAGGTGCTGGCGCCCGGCATCGGCATTGGCGTGCTGGACGGCGCTCCGGGCGAGCAGAACCGCATGACCGTCGCCGGCACGCGCATCTGCTCGCTGCGGCGCAACGCGCTGACCAAGGCCGCCGCCAGCGAGAAGGGCAAGCAGGCGATGGGCCGCTACACGGCGGACCACGTCAAAGCGATGTCGTGCGACGCGGTGCGGATGCTGTTCCTCGATGCGTCGGACAGGATGCGCGAGATCAACAACGCGACGAATGTGCCATCGCCGAATTTCGGCACGGCCGGCCAGCCCGGTCCGGCCGCCTATCGCGCCGTGCAGTCGCAGCGCCTCGCTGGCATCAACAAGGCCAACAAGGACTTCTGGGCCAAGCAGAACGGGAGGGCTTAGCCGATGTCAGGCACCGCCGGAGCACCCGCCGTCGCCTCGATCGACGGCTCACTGCTCGTCACGTTCGATTACAACGACACCGTCGCCGGCGATCCAGCCCTGGTGTGGGTCATCATCCACGACAACCCCATCATCGCCTGGAGCCTGACCGAGCCGATCACGCCGATCATCATCGGCTCGATGCCGCTACCGGCGCCCGACACATCGCCGATCAAATCGCCACCCTGGGGCCAGTACGTGGGCGGCACGCTCTACATACCGGACGTGGCGCGCGGCAATGCGACGGCGATGTTCAATGCCATCGCGTTCAACAACGGCGCCAATCGCAAGCTCTACGCCAACTTCATCAACTCCGATCTGGCGTCCGCGTGGCGGCAGTGGGCGGAGAATAACCCGGCGAACGCGCTGAGCAGCCCGCCAAACGTCTAACGAGATCGAGCCGCGCCAGCGCGGTCGATACCGCCTCCCGTCCGGAGGCTCCCCGCATTCATCAGCGAAAAGGAGACAGCGAGCATGCCTGGAAACGCCATCCAGTTCCGGATGGATTCCGGTTATCCGGGCGCCGTCGGCCGTGTGCACGATGCCACGGTTGAGGCGCAACTGATCAGCCCGACCCCGGGTCAAGCGCCGACCGCGTACGGCATGGGCGTGGTGATCGACGCCACCACCGGCGGCATCCGCGTGCCGACGGCGGCCGATCCTGCCGCACCAGCCGGCATCGCGTATGGGCTCTATGTGCGCCCCTACCCGACGCAGGGCTTCGGCTCGGCCGGCAATCCGCTCTCTGACCCGCGCGGACAGGCCACGCCGCCGACCTCGGGCATCACGCACGGGGTGCTGAAGCGCGGCTACATGACGGTGCTGCTGACCGGCGCTGTGCCGGCGGTGAAGGGCGCGCCGGTCTACGTCTGGAAAGCAGCCGCTGCTGGCGGTCAGGTTCCGGGCAGCATCACCGCCGACGGCACGACTCCTGGCAACGTGATGCTGCTGCCGGGCTACTTCATGGGGCCGGCCGATCCGAACGGCATCACCGAGGTCGCCGTCAACATCTAGCCGATCCGGTCTCGCCGCCACCGTCCGTCCGAAGCGCGGCAACCCACCGACAATCTGAAAGGAGCACGGCCATGCCTGACGGCATGTTCGCCGGCCTCGGCCATAACGGCGGCCCGGCCATGTTCACCTATGACGGAATCACCCGCGACAGCGCGGGCGCATTCCTGCTCGGTGAACTCGAACGCCTCGACTACACCATCCACGAGCCGCTGGTCTCGGTGACGTGGGGACGCGACATCGACCTGCGTGAAGACGTCACCGTTGGCGACGAGTTCTCATCGTTCACCAACTCGAGCTTCGCGGCGGCGGGCGGGATCAACCCGACCGGCATCTCGTGGATCGGCAAGAACGTCAACGCCATCACCGGCGCGCAACTCGACATCGGTAAGACGCCCCAGCCGTTGTACCTCTGGGGCATGGAGTTGCAGTACACGATGCCCGAACTGGCGTCGGCGATGCAGCTTGGTCGGCCCATCGATGACCAAAAGTTCAAGGTCATCCAACTCAAGCACCAGATGGACACGGACCAACTGGTGTATGCCGGCGATGGCACGATCGGCACGGCGGGACTGACCAACCATCCCGCAGTGACGAACGTGAGCAACGTCACCGGCGGCAACTGGACCGCCACCACGCCCGATACCATCCTCGCCCAGGTCAACGAACTCCTTGCCTCGGTGTGGGCGGCGAGCGCGTGGGCGGTGATGCCGACCGAGCTTCGCGTGCCTCCGGTGCAGTTCGGCATCCTGGTCAGCGCGAAGGTAGCGACCGCCGGCAATATCTCGGTGCTGCGCTTCTTGCAGGAAAACTCGCTATGCAACACGCAGAACGGGCGGCCGCTGAACATCCAGCCGTTGAAGTGGCTGAACGGACGCGGCGCCGCTTCGACGCAGCGCATGATCGCCTACACCAAGGACTACGACAAAGTCAGATATCCGATGACCGCCCTACAGCGCACGCCGCTGGAATGGCGCTCGCTCTACAACCTGACGACCTATTGGGGCCGGCTGGGTGTGATCGAGGTCGTGTATCCGGAGACCATCGGCTATCGCGACGGCATTTAGCCGTCATACCTCGTGCGTTTTTTCATCGATATTTTCTAAGCCTTTGCGGGCGGCAGATTACCCCGCGCTCCGGCGCGCTCGCCGACCGCCCCCTTTGCCGACCTCGAATGAGGAAAACCGCGACTCTCTGATGAACGCTGGCGGCGCGACTCAAATTTGATATCCAAGCCGACATGGCTTGTGGCATAGGAGCACCGAGCCGCAGGCTTCCCGTCGCCACGACGGGCCTCATCGTGGCGTTCTCAGGAGTCACAAATGAAATCCGCTTTGTTCACCAGCGCCGCCCTGGCGGTGTCCATCCTGGCCGCGCCGGCGGTCACTCTGGCCGCGAGCGTCGATGGCACGACCTCGAATGAAACCAGCACGACGTCCGCGACCGAAAGCAGCAACTCCGGCTCCTTCGGCTTCGGCTCCAACCAGGCCGGCGCCAACGTGACGGCGACCAACCTGGCGTTCGACCACAGCTTGGCGAACATCGTTGGGGCGAAAGACACGACCAACACGAGCGGCGGCGATCAGGGCTCGATCACTGGATCCAGCTTCTCGAACGGCACGGGCTTCGACTTCGGCAATTCGAAGCAGACCGGCACCAGCGTCGGCACGGACGCCGGCACCGC